TCGGGCTTCCCGTCTTTACCCCAGCAAACACTCTTAGCTTTGTCTGCTATGTCTTTGTACTTATCTTTGTCACGAGGGGGGAAGAACATCTCCACGTCCATCCCATCGCACTTTGCTAGTTTTCTCCAGCTTTCGTTTCTTCGCACTTGGTCTCCTGTAAAGCGTGGCGGATTTCTAGAAAGTCGTCCTCTGTAAGAACAACATAATTATTATTATTCAAAGAGAAGCCTAACACAGGGAGGCGACCGTCTAAAATGGCCTCTTTAACAATCTTCTCCAAAACAACAGCTCTCAATGAGAACTGGGTTTTGCCAGTCCACTTGTGCTCTATAAGTAAGTCGTCAGACCGCACGTCGCCTTTACGGCTCCAGAAAGCCCCGCTAGCAGCAATGGTTGACCCGCCAATTAACTTAGCAAGCCTTTTTTCATGCTTTTGTGACTGTTTCTGGCCTTCACTCTTCATCGTCATCCTGCACTACGCCCTTTGAAGAAGCCTTGACGGCTCCCATGACATCTTTTTCAAGGGCTTCTTTAAGGTCAATCTCCTCGCGGATAGCTTGCACAACTGCTTCCGCTCCCTGCCATTGGCGCCCACCATAACGGTAATAAGCACCAGCACGGATAATAACCTTGTTCAAGATACCTAAGGCAACAATCTCCTTAGCGAAGTCGTAGTCTCCCGCATGACAGGAATCTCCGTCTGCAAAGTAGAAGTCGAGGTACGCGACCTGCCCAGGAGGAGCCGATTTGTTCTTGAGCGTGCGAATTTTGATAGTTTGCCCCACGCGGCGCTTATCTTGTCCAGTACCGCATTCAAGCCAATCATCTCGCTTAACCTCAATACGAGTGAAAAAGGCATAGTTCTTAGCTTCTCCACCGGGGGTAGTCCTCGGGTCACCATACATAACACCAATCTTCATACGGTATTGGTTAATAACAAGACCTATGAAAGGGCGTTCAATTTCTGTAAGGCTTCTTTTGCTCGCTTTACCCACCTTCCGGAAAAATTTACCGGTAAGAAAAGCGCCCCGACCAACGGTCGCTTCATCCATAGTTTTTTCATCTTCAGCACCTGGGACAAGAGCAGGAAGAGAGTCGATAACAACGCAATCGACAGCTTTTGATTCCACAAAAGAAATAACCGCTTCATAAGCTTCCTCCATAATATTAGTGTTAATCACATAAACGCGAGATAAATCAACGCCGCACATTTCAGCATAAGCGGGCACCCATTGCTCGGCAGCTACCCATACGGTGGTGAAATTGGGGTCCTTTTCTTGATTGGCGGCAATTGTTTTAAGGGCCAACGCCGTCTTGCCATTGCTAGCTTCACCGACAATCTCATGCCATTGGTTAGTAGGCCAACCGCCACCTAATGTAACATCAAGGGCCAGAGAACCTGTGGTCGTGCGCCCTACAATGTCATCTCGTATATCCGCACCTAATACAACAGTCTCATTGCCAAATTTTTTATTTAAGTCTTTGATGACTTTGACTAAATCGATATTCATTACTGAATCCTATCTATAATGACATTAGGGTTCCAACCGCCGCCCTCAACCTGACGAGCAGCCTGAGCGGGGCCATTAGAAGAGGAAGCCATTCCTCCTGCGCCGCTACCTTGCTGAATCACAGGGTACCCGCAGTCGTAGCACTGGTACGAGTGCACAGTGCCGTTAGCGGTGGCAATCGACCCCACTTTGGTGTAGTTACCACTACCGCACCCTGGGCAAGTCTCTGCTGGTGCAGAAACCACGGGGGGCTTGGAGGCGTTGTAGACCTCTTCGTTACCCTGTGTAAAAGCCTGCGGGCGGCTTTGGGGCTGCATAGGAGGAAGGGATGGGGGCGCTTGCGGGGTAGTCAGTTTCTGGGCCCACCAATTAGCGTTATTCATTATGACCTAGCTCCTTTGTAATATCAACTTCACTTGCAATGGCTCCTGAAGAATGCACTACACCAAGAGCAATAGCGGCAGAAAACCCTGTAATAAGGGCCGAGATGGAAATATGCCCGATGATATCGCGGACTGGGGCGAGCATATCATCTAGGTCTTTATCATTAAGGTTCATTTGAGACTTAATGCTCTCTCCTTGAACCTCCGAGATGACCATAGAATTAACACTGGCAATCGAGGTTAGGAAGGGAAGGATGGGAACAATAGCCTTCAGTCTTTCAAGGCTATCCTCTTTCTCCATCTCCTCAACATCCTCACTGATGCCGTTTAACCCTAATAAAGCTGCAAGCTTGTTAGGGTTAGGAATCTCCATGTCGTAGCAATACCATCTGAACAAAGTGCTCATAGGAATAGAGGAGGGGCGCTCTGTAGAGATAACCTCGAACATAACGTTTTCTAAGCGCTTTTTTTTCCAAAATTTCCAACTCATTTGGCCTCCCCCCATCTTTTAACAGTTTTAACATCGGCAATTAAAGGTACCTTCAAAACGTTCACTCCTTCCATAGCAGCCCGAATAGCCTCAGCGGTTTCTTCTGCCATGTCTGTAGGACATAATGTAACAAGTTCATCGTGAACTGTCAAAAGCAGGCGGGCGTCCTTTGGAATTAAAGTATGAGCTGAAACCATAGCAATTTTAATAATATCCGCAGCGGAACCTTGAATGCGGGTATTAAAAGCCTGGCGTTCAGCCTGTGACCTTAATCCTATATCTCTGGATAAAAGCTCCGGCAGGAATCGTTTCCGGCCTAAAATAGTCTTTACACAGGGAACGCGGTTTTTGCTGGACTTAGCCGCCCCGACAACCATAGTTTTGTAGCGGTTAACTGTGGGGAATTTGTCACTGAACCCTGATAATAGGTCTTTAGCTTCCTTTACTGAGCAACCAATTTGGCGGGCAATTTTATCTGGCCCCACTCCGTAAGCCATAGACAGGACCAACACCTTACCAGCTTTTCTATCTACGCCCATTACCTCGCCAACAGTGGTGTAGATATCCCCGCCCGACAAGTAATTGTTCATCATGACCTCATCCTGCGAAAAAGACGCAATGATACGAGGCTCAATTTGCGAGTAGTCTGCCACGACCAAACAGTGGCCTTCAGGGGCAGCAAAGAGGTTTCTAATTGCACGGCCATGCTCAGTATTTGGGGCGGGCACATTTTGAAGGTTAGGATTACGGCTAGAAAAACGACCGGTCTCAGCACCGTTTTGAATAAAGTCACAATATACCCGCCCATTTATGAGCAAGCTCTCCTTCATCTCTCGCTTCTCTTTGCCCATGACTGTGCGGACAACCTCGCCGCCCTTGTAAGGGATAACATAGGCCGTGTTCAGCTTGTTCAATTCCGAGTAGTGGAGCAGCGAATCGACAAGTTCATCCTTGCCTCTCCAAACTTCAAGAGCCTCGGCAGACACTGAATACTCTGAGAACTCAGGCTTCTGCCCCTCATCAAGTTTCTTCTGCCCTTTAATGGTAAGAATTTTAGGGGTCAATCCTCTATTGCCCTCATCTTTAGGCCCAAATAAAATCATCTGCTTATCAGCATTTGAGTTGATGTTGAAGGGCTTCTTAGCAAGGGCAAAGATAGCCGAGCGGGCTTCTTCCACATCTTCCTTCAAGCGGGCGTCTAGCTCGTTCAAGGCTTCCATATCAACTGGGGCGCCTGTTAACTTCATATCGCAAAGAACCCGTAAAACATCCATCTCCAAGTCCATGACCACCTGTACTTCGGCGTCTGTGACTTTTTGCTGGACAACTTTCCACAAAAGGAATGTGTACTTGGCATCAAGGTACGCATACTTGGCAACCTCGTTGAATGTGTACTTCTCTACTTCCTTACCAACGCCCTTGACCATTTCATAGCCGAACTCGCGCTTGAGACAGTCATCAAGGCCGCACTTATTTTTGTTGCGGTTATCGTAGAGGAAGGAGCCAATCATGGTGTCAAAGTAAGGGCCCGAAGGAATCCTATTTTGAAAATACTTTGAGACAGAGCATAAGTCAAATATGAGATTGTGACCTACGGTTAAGATGCTCTCATTGAACATCAAGGGCTCAAGAACCTTGAAAACTTCAGCGGGAAACAACTGTGGTGGCGGAGAGCCAAACACCTTTGTAGCGTTCTTATCACTTTTAGAGTAGTCACTCGGTTTGGGGGGTAAGCCCTTTTCACGGCGTTTTTGACCAGCGCTTGTCAACGGGTAAACAACGTCTGCGAGGTCTCCGTTTGGATGCCCCATTGGGATAACATCACAACGGCCATGCGCGGCAAAACTAATCCAAAGAATCTCATTGACTACAGGCATACCTCTTCGAGGCCCCACAGTTTCCACATCAAACGCAAAAGCAGGTTGAGCTAGGTAATAAGCAACCATCTCATTTAGTTGCTCGTGGGTCGTGACGATATTCATATTTCCCCTTAAAGGCCTGGGACAGGGTGAAGGGGAGCACCCTGCCCCAGGCAGCTTAGATGTTATCAGCGCAAGGATTCAGCAATTTCCAAGAGGTCCTGGTAAGAGGTCTCTCGGATAATCGAGCTGTCATAGCATTCCAACTCAGCAATTGCCGCGTTGGCAGTTGCCTCCTGAATTTTCCAGTCTTCCTCAAGGTCGCGGCCCTTGACCGCGTTGAAGTGGTAGACCGTGGTCTGCTTGATGCCTGTGCGGCTGACGGCCCAGAAGTTCTTGTTCAAAGGGCCTTGGGGGGAGAAATGCGCGGAGTGCATGGTCTTGTAAAGGCGAGGAGTCGCAATAAGCAACTGACGCTCTACGGGGTTGGTGCTCAAGTTCGCAATAGTGAAGGCACGCTTCACTTCTGGGCGGTGCTTGAGAATGTCGCACAGCGGGCAGTTGGTCTGCAAGCAAACATACGAGCGCTTGCCAGAGGTCTTCTGCTGCAGGAAGTGCAACTTGTAAGAGGCGAACGGGCCATCCGGGTCCAGAATCTTGATAATCTGGAAGTCCTCGGAGTGCTTGAACTCCACGGGGTAATCACCAGTCGGGGCGCTCAGCTTCTCTGCTGCGTCCCAACCGGAGTTGATTGCGGTGCTAGCGGCTTGCGAAGGGCGAGCGTCAACATCGAAGTCTTCGTTCGCAGCATCAATGTACTTCGCCGCAGTCTCTGTAGTCTTTTGGATTGGCATAGTCATCATTCCTTATTTTTATTGGTTTAGTTGTTTTCTTTTTCAATGTCGCGGATTTTATTCCACGCTTCAGCAAGGTCCAGAGGAACTTGAGAGTGATTCTTCCACTCGACCCTCGGTATGTCAAATAGGCCTGCCTGCTTGAATACCTGAACTGCTGAATCTATCATGGCCTTACTATACAGGCGACGGCCTGCTCGCGCAACTCCGTTTTTGTCGGGTTTCGTGGGCAAGCGGTACGGGGATGCTGGAAGGTAACCTTCCTTAATCCAAGTTCGCACTGTAATCACAGGACGGCCAAGAGCCTGTGCGAGCGACCCCAAAGTATACATGTGCACTTTTGCACCATTGGGCAGGGTCTTTTCATAGAAATTTAACTCCCAAGAAGAGTCAACTTCCTTAAAAGAAACAGGGTACTCATCTAACAAACGGCGTTTTTGCTTGCTACCTGGGTAGAAGTTCTCAAGGTCGGAAAAAGTCTTCTCGATAAAATCTTCAGACATCTTGAACCTCCATCTCAGCGCCTTTGTATTTCTGGTAAGTCATCAAGTCATTAATTGTAATCAAGTAACCCTTGCTGGGGTTGGGTGGGATATTGCAAGGAACTTCCCTAAGCATGTTGATTTTGCTGTTCAACTCGATGATGCCCTTGATGTGGCTGGTTGGGACGATAACCACTGAGTCTCCTAAAACAAAAGCCCAGTGAGTTGCTTTGGTTATGCTGATTCCGCTAGCCACATAAGTGCCTTGCAAAGTGCTATAACAAGAATACTCGATATACAGATTCTCTGTCTTAAACCACTTGAGGTCTCTTTTGACCTCCACCGTGTCCATGCCAAGCAGAGAAGAGACATACTCTTCCCCCACCTTACCTACGGTTAGGTCTAAATCAAAATCTGAGTTTTTCACTTAATCACTGTAGCCCAAGTAATTTTTTCAGGGAACATCTTATCGATGTCTTCGTCAGTCAACAAATCCTCATTATAAGCAGCCATAATTGCCTCTTCATCAATAACCACAATTTTCTTAATGCAACGCTCGTGCAATTTCTTTGCAAAAAGAATGTTATAAGCAATATTCTGGTCGAGGTTCTTCGACACGCGGCGCTGGCGAGTTACCTTTGAAACCCCCGTCAGTGGGTCGTCGATGTTCACATAAACGTGGCCCTTGCTGTCTTCCTCACCCAAAGCCACCGTTAACTCGTCAATCTTAGTACGCACGAAAGACTTACGGTCATTAAGCATGTCCATGTTTTTCTTAATGTGCTCGTGTTGGCGGATAAGCTGGGTAAGAGACGCTACATCTACTGAAACGTCTACAACAGGCTCCAGCGGGCTAAAAGCTTCTAGTTCAATGTTTTCCGTCATGTTGATTCCCCTTCTAGGAATTTTGTTAGGCTGTCTATATTAATCGTCAAACTACCGTGCTCGTCAAATCCGCTACCATCTATGATGGCTGAGGCCACGGAACTTTTTTGTTGAAGAACTTCGTACTGCCGTTGTTCAATAGAGCCGCCCATGAGAATGTCTTGGATAACTATGACGGGCCACTTTGAGGAAGCCCGCCTAATCCTGCCGTTTCTCTGGGCTGCTGTACCAGCACTCCAAGGTAGGTCGTAGTTTATCAACAGATTAGCAGAAGGCAAATCAACCCCGTAACCACCAGCGTCAGAACTAACAAACACCCGTACAGCGGGATTGTTATTGAAGTTTTCTTTAGTGAGTTCTTTTGTCTTTGCATCCATAGCTCCTGTATAAGTAACGCAAATATCTCGCCCTAGTGAGTCAGCAATCATATCAACCATACCGATATATGAAGCGAATATAACCAACTTATTTTGCTCTGAAGTAGCTAAAAAGTCTTTTACATAAGACACTAAAAAGTCAAGTTTTGGGCAAGACTTTAAATTATCTAATAAACCTTCTTCTGCTAAAAAGTGTGCGTAAGCAGAACCTCCTTGCAAAGTTTTAAATTTATCAGCGCTAAGCTTCAATAAATCAGGGTGGCTGCACAGCATTCTAAGGCACCCAACTTTAGACATGATTTGCCCTCTAGCCTCATCCATGTCTGAGTATCTTTTAGAGGAGGAGGAATCCCCGTAGTGCTCAGCCAAACTGAAAGATGAGCCAAAATTCTCCATAGCGTTTTTAATATCTTGCACTACCTCAGAGGAGATAGCTTTATAAAGTTTTGCAGAAGCCCTATCAAAAGACACCAAGACAGGGGCTCTATGAATAGTCTTTGGAAGATAAGGAGACACATCTGGGTCTGTTTGAGATTTTCTCACTGATGCCTGCTTCATTAACTCGTGGAACTTATCCAAGTTTTTGTACCCGTCCACCCAGCCATTCCAACCTCTAAGAATGAAGGTCTTATCAAACTGGTCAAACCTTCCTAAAACGCTGGAATCTACAAATTGCATAATTGAGAACAATTCCTCAGGCCGCCCGTTTTCTATAGGGGTGCCTGTTAAAGCAAATCTAATAGGAGAAGAGAGCTTTTTAATTTGCTTAGACCTTTTGGACTTAAAACTTTTTATGGCAGTGGCCTCGTCAAGAACTATGAACCCTTTGGGTAAATACTTTATGTACTCCCAGTCATTAACAACTTGCTCGTAATTGAGAATAACGTAATCAACACCGGTTTCTTTCCAGTCTATAGCAGTTTGATATTGCTCTGCCCTTTTCGAGGGGGTGCCATCTATTACTAAAGGAACACTGCCATTAGTAAACTTTTCAATTTGACTAGCCCACTGGTACTTCAAACTGGAAAGACAAATAATAAGACCTGGCTCTAAAATACCTTTTTCATCCATCATTTGCTCAATAGCAGCGATGGTAAGGACGGTCTTGCCCAAGCCCAAATCATAGGCAACCAGCATGGAACCACGTTCGCACATTTTATCTACGGCTTCAGGTTGATAAGGCAGAAGTGTTCCAGTGAAACTCATCCCTGCTCACCCTCTGCGGATTGTATAGTTTGACCTCTGCGGATTGTATAGTTCATCCCTGTTCACCAGCACTTACTGACAGTAGAGGTGGGACTCCATGTGCGAACCTTCGTCTTCACCCAATGCCCATGAACTAACGCCTGACCGACTACCGGGGCGTTCCAATGCCCCTGATTCACGACAACGGTTCCGCAATGGTCATAGCACGGGGATGGGGATGGGATGCACAAGGTGGCGATAAACAACTTGAAGATTAGTAGTTTCATCCCTGCTCACCGCCAATACGGGCTGGAATCCATTTGCCTTGGTAGGAAATCCACAGTAGCCCGCATTCGCAACCAAGTACCTCGTGTTCTTGGAATGCCCATGCGGTTTTGTTGAAAACTGTGCATGTGTGCTTCATTCCTGCTCACCTTCCAACGTAACCATATTGGTGGTCGTAGCGTCACCAGTTTGTAAGTTATTGCCAAAAACCTCATCTTCAATGGATAGGAGACGGTCGGCAATAATGTTCCAGAATCCCAACGTAAGTTTTGGCTCTTTACTCATCCCTGTTCACCGTCCCGCACAGCGGCATCCATGAGGTCAAGGAAGTCAGCGGTCTCAAAGCTCCTGATTCCAACCAATGCAATCTTCATTGCTGCGTCATTGACGCGCTTCACTGCTTTCGCTTGTTCATCTGCACGTCCGCGTTCATACGCCAAACGCAACACAGTGCAAAGGCACATCCGTAACTTTTCCCTTGCGAAAGAGTTCTCGCATTCAACTTCATGCACCGGTACTTGGTCACTCATCCCTGTCCTCCCCATCCGCCGCCTTTGAATATAACGCCCGGGGGGCTGATAAGGCGCTTCATATTAGAAGTACAGTCAGGGCAGAACACGTACCCATCACGTTGGTCAATAGGGACGTTGAACTCTGTCAGTGTCTCGCACTTCGGACACTGGTACTCGTACATAGGCATTACTTCTTAGGCCACTTTCCGCGTTGAACCATAAGAGCGATGACGGAGTAGTTGAGCATATCGATGAAGGTATCCTCAATGCTTTCGTACTTCGGGGTATTCTTGCTCAAAATAAGGGTCTTCAAACGTTCCATCTTGTCGTGCATACGGACAAGAAGCCCGTTGATAGCGCCGCCGGGAGCGTTATTGATATTATCCGGACCGTAGTCTTGGTGCTTGCGGATGAGTAATTCAGCGGCTTCCATAGCAATAGCCTTGACGGCTTGTTCAAAAGAAGTTGGCGGGGGAGTTGAAGTAAAGCTGAACTGATTACTTTTATTTGGGTTTCTACGCTTTGCTTCTTCTTTTTGCCATTCTTTAATTTCTTTGCGAGTCTCATCCCAACGACGGCGGGAATCCTCTTCAAACTTCCTGTGGCGCTCTTCATCCCAGTTATTAGAATGTGGAAAAACATTGGACATTTTAATCTCCTATCGTAAGTGGCGTAAGTGTCTTAGAACATGGCGGGCTGTGTCAAGTCCGGTAATAATCTCAGGCTTACTCATGCCACCAATATCTTTTTGGTCGGTGTAATCGTAATTAAAGAACCAGGAGTCAAAGTTACTTGAAAACCCCATTTTTGCCAAATTATAAGCAGAGGACTTTCCAGCCTCGTCATTGTCTAAAGCAAAAATAATGCGGTCAGCCCCCTTGATAATATTGACTTGTTCTTTGCTGGGCAGAGCGCCGTATAGGGCTACTCCCCCCTGGATGCCCACAGAACGCAATCTAACGGCATCAAGAGGCGACTCTACTACTATCATGTCCCCTCCTTCATAAAGCCCGTAGCCGAAGATTGAGAGGCTCTTCTTCATACCTGTGGGGTAATTTTTAAAGTACCTAGATTTATAGCCTTTTTCTTGCCACCCCATAAGAGCCCCTGTATAAGGGTCTCTAATAGGAATTATCCAATTTTCTTGTCTTGTATCCCATAAAATACAATAATCCTTGGCAGCCTCTTGGGTTAGCCCTCTAGAACAAAGGGCTTCAACAGGAGGGGCGTCAAAAGCTGACAAAGTTGCTTCTGAAATATAAGAAAGGTCCTCAAAACCGAGTTTTTTAGTCTCCGCCTTTTCTAGGGCTTCGGACATCCCTTCATCAAGGTCGCCAAGCCATTTGCGGGCTTGGTCAAAGTTAGCCCCCTCCTGGCCAAAAAAGCCTTTCAGATAGCAAACTAAGTAATAAAGCCCTCCTTTAAACCCGCAAGAAAAACAAATATGCGCTCCTGTCTCAATGTTTATATACCAAGAAGGATTGTTATCTGCCTTGCCAGTCCTATCCAAGTGCCCAGGGCATAGAGCCCTCATCTCAGAACCAGTCTCTGAGATTGCGTCGATACCTAACCTGTTTAAAACAGACTCCACGTTATTCATAGAAGGCTCACAAATCTGTTTCGTCAAGTTCCCGGAAGTGCCCTGTCTCCCAATCCCAAAGCATAGATACCTCGCCAGGGCCGCAGTTACGGCTGGCAAGAATCTTCAGCACACGGGTGTCGTCAACTTCCTCGTCTTCTCTGTGAAGACCAAAGATAACGTCTGAGTCTTGGGCAAAGGACGAAGAGTAACCAATACCGTCAGTATTAAGCTTTCCTCCCTTGAGTTTCCAACTTAGAACCTGGGTTGTGATGATAACGGGAATCTGATATTTCTGGGCCAATTTTTTTAATGAGCGGGTGATGTTAGTCAGAGCAATCGACTCGTTCATCTTGCCTGTCATCTCGTCGGTCATCAAGTACACACCGTCAATGAAAAGCACGTCGGGCTTATGTAACTCTAGTTTGGCGTCGATACCTGAGATAGTGGATGCCGTGGATGACTCCGAGAACCAGAACTCTGTCTCCATCTTCTCCAAGTTACGAAGCTTGGTCTGATAACGGGCCTCTTCATCGGGGGTCAAAGTACCTGTGGTCAAGCGGTTATGGGAGATACGGGCTCTCATTGAGTCGTAGCGGCTGATTTGCTCGTGGTTCAGCATCTCGAAAGACTGGAAAAGAGGCACTGCTCCGCGCAAGTGGATGTTGTGCGCAATCTGCAAGGCCAACGTGGACTTTCCTGTTTTAGGAGTAGCCACAATAGTGATTAGCTGGCCCTTCTGAAGCCCGCTGGTAGCCTTATCGATAGTGGGGAATCCTGTGGGAAGCCCACGCAAGCCCCCTGGCAGGCTCTTCAATTCAAGGTAGTCGTCCCACCGCTGCATGGGAACGTTTGTAATATCCACATCTGTTGCGGATGAACTGGAGTCCTGCTCGAGTTTCATCAAACCCGACCTCAAGGTGCTCAAGGCAGCCTCGTGGTCGTGGTCTTGCTCAATTTTGTTGATAGCCTCGTGCATCATGAGGCTTGTCGCGGATTTCCTGCGACGCTTAATCAAATCGTCAAGCAGGAACTCAAGAGGGTCCTCGACATCGAGCAACTTGTAGGTGGGGAAATTCTCGACCACCACCTCGAGGCTGGGAATCTGGCCGTACTTGCCGTGATGGTCGCGCAGGAATGTCCATAGGCGCCTGTCGTCCTCATCAGAGAACCAGGTCTCGTTGACCCCGCGCTGGTAAAGCTTGACCAGACTTTTGTCTGAGATAGCCCGACTTAGTAGACGTGTTTCGCTGTTCACTGTAATCCTTAAAGGTCTAGTCCCCAATGGCCGTACATGAGTTGTCTTTGCGGTAAGTCCAGAACCCCTAGAACTTCCGGTCTGTAGGGAAGCAAGGAGACTAACTCGTTTATGGTTTTGTAAGACGAGTGGTATCTAAAAGGATTGACGCCCACTCTGTCAAGTTCGTTGTAGAGCTTGGTAAGCTCGTCCTCATTAAGCTCGAAGGAGACAAGCTCCAATGTCACACCTGAGGTGACTGTGTAGTGGTATAACTTGTTCAGCAAGAGACGGTCGTAGGAGACATCTTTAGCGACCTTTTTCTTGAGCCACTTTCGCGTCACAGTCTCCGACATATCCGTGAACAGCAAATCAACCACGAGGGTTCTCTTAGGCATGTCATTGCTCAAGTCCCCTTTGTACATTTTAGTAAACCTCTATTTTTCCAAACTTAAGGATAAATTTTCTGAATTCCTCATTGGACTCAGAAGACTTATCGAGTTCCTCTTGCGAAGCTTTATTAGAAATCTCTAGAGGATACACGCCGTTGTTTCCGGCGATGCGCGTCTCTACGAAATTAATGTGTATACAGGCTTCCTTACTCCTGTAGCCGGGGCAAGTGCAATGAAAGCTGTCGTACGGCGTGAGGCTCACCTCAAAAACGGCAGGAGCGGAAGCTGTTGACTGACTCAAAAATATCTGAACCAGTTTAAGGTCGGTGTTATTCACATTAACATTCCTCATCGTCGTAAATCTCCCTTAGTAGATTCTAGAACAATATAGGCAAATGCTTCTCGGGCAAACGACTCCATTGCTGGTCCATATGTGGCCGCCCAGTTATTTAATTCAATATTCGTGGTCACAATGGTGGGCAACCCGTTATTAAAGCGGGTTCTGATTATGTGGTGCAGGAGGGACTGTTGCCAGCCGGAACCGGACAAATGCTCCTTGCCCACGTCATCGATGATTAAAACCCTGACGTTGTAGGCGTCATCCTCTGCTTCGCCCAAGATACCATCAAAGCGCTGGGAGTCCTCGTCAGTCTTATCTGCCGACATCAAGGAGCCCTTTAAATCGAGGATATTGTTGTAAGTGGCAAAGTAGCAGGGGGCAATCAAAGTGCGGTCAGGCTTGACATCAAACGCCTTAAGAGGCATGTCCTTGACCAACTGCTGGATGACGCTCAATGCCAAGGTCGTCTTACCCTGCCCAGGAGTGCCGTAGAAAAGCAGCCCCTTGCCGCATAAAGGGTCCCCTACGGACCTGATTACGCGGCCCTCCTTGACCTTCTCAACCCATCGGAAGACCCTCTGGATATCGTTGGGGAACAAGTCGCTGCAGTCCTCGATAAGCCAGCCCTGGCGGGCCTTGGGGATGGCGGCAATCTTCATCCATGAACGGCGCCTGATAGGCAATTCATCTAGTTTGTACATTAAAAATTCTCCCAAGACTTATCTGCTTGCTCTTTAGCCTGCTCTACCTGCTCATCGGACACTAGCATCGCCCTAGCTTTGACAGCAAGCTCGTTGAAGCGGGTGAGGAAAGTTTTCCAAAGCCGCTCTGAATCTGTGTGCTTCTGGAAATCCATAGACTGGAAGTACAAATCCAGCATCATAAACTCTATCTCGCCGTCGGTGTTGTAATGAAGCCGCTTGTCGGCTAAGGCGGGGACGAACCTGCTCTCGACCAGGTTAAGGGGGCTAATGTGCCAATACTCCTCCAATCTGTCCGCGAACTCACGGGCTATGTCCAGAGGACGCCAGACCCTCTTTGGGGTCTCCTCTCGGCGGATGTACCTCCGCTTGTCACGCTTGTTGGTTTGTTTGCGGTCATACACAGCCTGCTTATCGGCCATTTTCTTTGCTAGATACTTATCTCGGTCGCGCTTGACATCTTCGTCTTCGCTCGAGGTCTTTTCAAAAAATTCGTAAGGCATGGTCTCTTCCCCTCGTGAGAGAGATTTTATTACTTTATTAGCTTCTAAAAGACTATGGCTAGTCTGCAATGTCTGCTCATACAGGGACCGGAAAATCCGATAGTTGTCCTCGGACGACAAACTATTGAAAAAGGGCTCCATAGCGGCTTTGATACCCTTATCGGTGACCCTGTAATAACTAACCACACGGTCGTTGACCTTGCTTTTTTCAAGCATAGCATAGCCGTTATCGCGCAAGAATTTAAGGTCTTTCTGCAGTAAATCCCTGCCCACGTTATGCCTTTTCATCATGTCTTTGACCGTCGGCGTGGGGCTGTGGGAAACCATATCTATGAGCACTCCGAGAGCTCTCAAAGGTATCACTTATCCAGCAGCTTCTTAAACTCAGCGGCCAACTCACGGGCGAAGATTTGGGCAATAAAAGTGACTGCATCCGTCAGAGTCTCTTCGACCCCGACTTCTTCAACCTCCTCCTCATCCTCCTCGACATCTTCATCTTCCTCCTGGGGTTCCTCTTTCAAGACCTCTGCTTCTGAAAGCCTCTCCATCAACGGGATAATAGGCGCTACTTCTTGCTCAATATTATCGGCGGGGGTGATTTCATATAACCCTGTTGTCAAGTCAAAACACTTAATTCCCGCATTTTTACATAGTCGCAAAACTTCCGCAGATTCCATGTCCTCGTCATCCCACAATAAGAACCCGACGGAGTTCTTACCCGCAATGTCTTTGACAGCCTCCTCAAAAGGAGTATCGCTAATCACTGCGGATGTTCTAGGGCACTCCAAGGTGTTGTGCTCTTTAAGCGAATATGTGATGGTTTTCTTGTTGTTGTCCTTGGCAAACTGCGCCGCCCACTTCTGCCCTTGGGTCGGGGTTGACTCGAACGCCAGCACCAAGGTACCCTCATCGCCGTTGGCAATAAAGTGGTCGTCAATCAGGGCTTCAACATTAGCCCTAGTAGTGTTGCCATTACCAGCAACTAAGATGTAGTATTCCATTTGGTTCTCCTGTAAGTAGGGAAGCCGCACTATAAACAAGTGAGGTAAGTCTAGCAAATCAAGCCCCTCGTAGCTCAGTGGATAGAGCAAGAGCTTTCTAATCTCTTGGCCGCTGGTTCGATTCCAGCCGAGGGGACTGATAGGATGTGATTATGAGTTCAGGTATTCGCCCAAGTTCTGATAAGCCAGCAGTTGATTACTATTTTCAGCCTTGGTGGGTCAGGGAAGTTTTCCGGTTTGCGGAGATTATCCAAACAACCGATTTGACAGTTCTTAATGAGCGTGATGTAAAGTCGCTTGCTAAGGCCGCCAAGGTCTTTGTGGAGAAGTTTCCTGAAAGCTAGCGCCATTAGCTCAGTTGGTAGAGCTGCGGACTTTTAATCCGTAGGTCGTAGGTTCGAGCCCTACATGGCGCACTAATCCCCGATAGCTCAATTGGCAGAGCATCCGACTGTTAATCGGACGGTTCCTGGTTCGAGTCCAGGTCGGGGAGCCAAGCCCTTGTAGCCCAGCGGTAGAGGCAACCGACTTAAACTCGGTACAGCGTGGGTCCGAATCCCACCGAGGGCACTATGCAGAGTAAATTAAGTTATAAATAGCAGCCCACCCTGGGCCTACACCCAAAGTCCCCGACCCGTACAAAATTGAATCAGGCAAAATATCCTTCAACCTCGCTTGTGCGTACGCTAAATCTTTGTAGTAATAAGACCTGGAGGCGTCAGCTGTGCCTTCCCATCGGGTGTCTCTATCAGCAGCGTCATACAAGGCGTGGCCGTCATAATGACCATCAAAGTAAAAATTCCTTGAGCCGCCTTTTTCTAATAACGCATTGTCTACAAGGACGTTTAAAGTTGCGCCGGTGTTGTTGGTGTCGAACGTTTGCACCACATAAAGACCTGCAATAGCTTTAGTGTAGTTATTAGCCCCCAATGTCAACCCAATGGAGTTACCAGGCACCGACATCCTGACCCAGTTTGTTGATATATCCCACATAGCGTAGGCAATACTTGCATTAGCTACTCCCGCGTTAAAATAAACTCTCCCCACAGCTGTAGTGGTCATAGCAGTGGTTCTAGTTGCCTTGAAATACTTATCTCCCACCTCAGTTATGGTGTAGATAGTATTGGCGTTAGTGGTGTTGAAACTTGCAGCGGTAACAGTATTAGCTGCGTCAACATAATAAGTTGACGGCAACCCGAATATCTGCACCTTGTCGCTTTTTAAGAACTGGTGTGGGGTGTTAGTGTAGAAAGTAGCCACATTATTGACGCATGAAACCCCTGAGATTGTGGGTAAATTGTCAATTCTGTAATTTGTGTTGTCATTTGGATTGGTAATTATGTAAGGTAACGCGGCTACTCCCACGCCGGTAGTAGCAGCTGCTAACTTTGCGCTTAAATTAAAAACGTATTGACTATTAGCATCGATTGTGATTCCCGAAACAGTAGCGCTGGTTGTAGAGTTATTGAAGTAAATATTTTTTGACATGAAAAAATTAGTTAAGACGGTAGAAAACACATAGGCATTATTATCAAATAATGAAGACGTGTTTGTTCCAGAGGAACTTGTGGTAAAAGTAGTAGCACTATCTACAGAGATAATGGTAGTTTGGACATCATTTGTATCCGTCATATCATTAGGCACGGTAGAACCACCCGTTACAGTGGAGCCTGCCGTAAAATAAATAGGCCAAGCAGTGTTAACTACAATGTTTCCGCTTAAATCATAAGAAGCACTGCTTACAGGTACAAGTTCATTAAACGAAGGTTTTATAGCTCTAATATTAATTCCTGCAGCGTTTGCTTTGTACATTATGCATGATGCAGAACTAAAAGCCGTTCCCGCAAATGCTCCAACTGTGAATACATTTGTGCTTGTTGTGGTAATTACTCCCCCGCCAATAAGTTCGCTTCCAGTAACTTTAATATAAACTGTGTCTCCTGTGGTGTACCCATGCGCCCCAACTGTAGTTACAGTAGCTGTCGCAGAAACACTTCCTTTAGTTATATTACCTGATTTAACAGCTGGGGTTGTTAATGTTACAGAGCCTGCGTAAGACCCAGTGACGTGTGCTGCAGTAGTTCTGGTTGTTACAGCAGCTCCTGATGCGGAAGATAAAACAGGTGCAATATCATTTGAAGTCCACCAATAAGTTGTGTTAGTTTCAAAACTTGGGTTTAAAACTTCGTTAATCCGGTTAGGTTGCACTGTAATATTGACTACACGAGCATCCTGGAATGTTGTTGCTCCAGACCCCGCCTCAAATTGAACACCGTCTACATACATAATGTCGCCGTTTACGCAACTTATAAACGTGATAATAGGCATTGCGTACTTTGAGTTAACGGGAGATGTAGCAGTAACAGAGGCGCCTTGCCAAGTGTTAGCGCTCCCAGAAGCTGTGTTCAGGGTAGTTCCGTAAGTTGAGGTGCTTAACAGCGTCCCTGCTTTGTCGTACCACATGACAGCAAGTTTCACACTTTTACCTGTGTAAGAACCTCTGTTGAAAAAAGCACTAAATGTGTAGGCAGTGCTTGCCGCTACTGGGATATGCGCCTCTAAAGAAGACTGCCTGTCTAAAGCGACCGCTGAAAAACGAATCTCGTCATTAGTAGCGACATTGCTGTTCAACTTATTAGACAACGTCAAAGCCGCTGTTGTTGTGTTAACAGCGGTTACGTAGGTCCCTGCCTCAACAGAAGGGTGGATTACATAATCCCCGACTTTAGCAATCAGAGGCTTGCAAACAACAGAGGTGGCTGCAGTGGCAGCAGTGGTAGCAGCTATTGTTATTTTAGACCCCAGGCGAAGGGTCACATCTTGTGTAGCTCCTAGTACAGCAGTTATTTTAAGGAACCCTTTATCTTTGAATATTCCTTGATAAGCGTCGCTAACATTAGTGCCGTAGGGCACTACGGAGGCTTCACTGGATTTAATCCAAGAGATAAAAGGAGCATAAGGAGCGGACGCATTGAACGCGGTGCTTCCTGTGACAATACTCGGGTACCAATTACCTGTGGACTCAACAAAGCTAGCCGAGTTGTAGTCGAGCACCATGTTAACCCCGCCTCCTGGGACGGGGCTGGTTGCAATATAAGAACTGTATCCAGAATAAAGCTCAATGAAGTTTTTAATTCCGGCAGTGGACCCTGACTGAGTATAAGACTCTATCAAATTAGCAAGGAGCGTTCTTCCTTGGGCGACGCTCATACCTCCATATAAAGACGCGCCAAACTGATTTAACAACTCCGCTAACAACTTTGAGTCAACTGTCAGGGGGTTGTGCATGTCGAAAACATTGGTTGCCTGTTGTTTGTATAAAGAGAGGTGAAACGCAAAGAGCCCTATAAAGTCTTGCAAATCAGTTCCGTCAGCTTTGTAAACGGCAGGAATGCTATTCATCAAAGCGTTTAACATACCATCATCTTTGATAACAGGAGTTGAGGCAAAAGCACTTCTAGTAACGTATTGATTTGAACTGACCGTGTAAGTCATGAATAACGCGTAGTAAGCGGTCTTACCCTGCAATGAGGTCCCTGTCACGCCTTTTCCAGGATTTATAGTGCTGGAAGTTATAGCGGACCCGGTGTCAAAAAAGTGATACTTAGAAGTAACGCCTAAGTATGTTTTAGATGTGCTGGGGTCGCTTGTCCAGGTATAAAGAGTCTCCCCATCAGTTATAGCGGTCGGGTAGCCGTTTAAATTTCTAACTAAAGTTACGCTATCCCAACCGGAGGACAGGAAAGACCAGTATAAGTGAGTGACCCCGTAATTAGCGGGTCTGACCTTTAAAGTAGTTTTAGCTTTAGAAGCTAAAGCAGAGGCGTCTGTCATGTCGGGTCCTTGACCAAGAAGAAGTTATCGGCTGTTAAAGGAATCGGAATCTCATTTATTGCGTAAATTAATTTAGTTGTGGACGTAACAGTCCCGTCGGCGGATGTTGGGTCCGTTTGGTTAGCTTGGTTTTCCATACGCGTTATCTTCAACCCCTGCACACCTGGAATAGAGTAAGTTCCCGCAGCGTTGAGGATGTCTTCTTGAGTTATAGTGTCATTAAAACTGACGTTATCAAAAGCAAAAAGATTAAACAGCGCCGCTTTAACCTGTTCTTTAATATCTGTGGAGTCATACCCTGCTCTTGTGGTCACTTCTACATGCACCACAGGATAAATTGGGGTGAAATCAGATACGGTCAAGGTGGTGTTAGGGGGCGTTTTATTTACAAAATAATCTTTTATAGTTTGCTCAAGCCCTGTTTGAGAACTTAAAGAAGCCCCATCAAAACATGCAACATACAAATTAACTGACGTAAATACGTCTGATGCTGCAATAGCTTTTGCAATACCTGTAACCTGAATTGCTATCTGGGCGTAGTCAAGCAAGGAAACTGCCCTATTCACGCTCCTGAGAGACGAGGGGGCGTTCATTCTAATAGAGTCGGTAGACTCCGCGTCAGCTCCGCCAGAAGTCTCAAGCTCTTGAGTAACCTCAATGCCGTAAAAACCGGTGCTGGTAATCGTGGTGATGGAACCTGAGCCGAGATTGCCTAGTTTTCCTCCGCCGTATCTGTAAGTGCAGTAAATCACAGAACCGACAGGCGGAATCTTTCCAGAGACCCCGTTGCCAAAAACTACATAGGTGTATCCTGCTCCGTCAGTTATTAAAGAGCACACTTCATCTGTAGGGCCGTAGTCAACCAAGTGCTCTTTCACAGTGTAAGGGCGGTTAGCAACTGTCACGGTCACACTGCTTTGAATTACGGGGGTTTTGCTAATTTTAAAAATTTGATTAGGGTCGCCTGTAGACGTGCCCATCTGCTCTTGAGCTACTGTTATTCCCTGAAGAATATTAATAGCAGCCGACTGTGCACCTGAAGCAAGACCCGTAACAATACTTTGGGTTTCAAAGTAAACTCGGTTGCCGTCTTGGTCTGGGTCAGTAGCTACTATAGTTCCTTTAGGAATGTCTTTAGAAGCATTTGTGTTATTGAAAAACTTAACAGTTCCAGAGGCTGCTAAAACATTGGTAGGCGTGTAGTTTAACAACCGCGCCATGTTAATTACAGTTTCGCGCTGGGTAGCAGAGCTTAAGAAGGCTTCATTAGCCGCACGGTCAATGTAATAATTAAGAAGGTCTCCCATGTACGAGAATAGCTCAATAAGGACGATGCCGAAATCTGAGGAATCTCGGGAGGTCCATTGAGGAGCAAAGTTTTCAATAAGACCAATCATGTCATCACGGAGGGCCGTGTAATCTCGAGACGTGTAGTCTATTTGGGGTACAGGGGGTAAATTAGTTGCCATGATTTATTACCTAGTGTGCCTCTCCAGTTATTGAAAAATTACCCGACCTAATTTTAACAGACTCTTTTGAACCGCCAGGTGATTTAAACGTCACGGTTAAAATTACCGTAGCTGTTTGATAATTATACACACCTTCTACGTCATCAAATAGCACTTCAGGTAACCATCTACGAAGAGCCTCACTTATAGCCTCTGCAATTGAGCTCATTAAGGCTCCTGAGGGTTCAAAAGCAGTAAGAGCAGTTATGGAGGCCCCATATAAAGGTTTCCAAATACGTTCGCCTTTTTCAGACCCAATAACAGCAGCTACTTTATTTTGCCAGTATTTTTTATTATTGGTGTCTACATACCCGACATTTCCGCCAACAAATCTAAAAGGCAAATCTATAGATACATATTTAGTCGGCTTTGAAGGAATTGAATATGTCATTTAAAATACTCCCATCCATACTGGAAAGTTAGGGTCTCCACCCTCATACATAACCCACACACCATTACCGGCAGCGGAAAGAGAAGTGGAAACTGGGTCAACCGTAACAATGAGGCTTGCTGTCGTAGGCCTTGTGGGGCTAGTACCAGCAGCGTAAAACTGAATAGATACTTGCGTACTATCAGTTGACCAATAAAATTGCAAATAATCATCTTTATTTACGTTAAGAAGATAATTCCATCCAGCAATAGTATGACCATCTACACCACCATGTTTATTAGGAACAGAAATCAAACCCGTACTACCTACGACATCTTCGCTTGTACCGCCGTCGTTACCTTTACGTATCCAAACAGATACGTCATGGAGTTGGTTGTCTGTGTTTTGAAACTGCCCTGACCATTGAATGTTATAAAGACCTGCCTGCTCAAAAACTATTTTTGATTTGTTAGTAGTTTCTCCCGTGTCAGCAGTAAGCGTAACCCCATTACTAGCATCCACTTGGTTAAGCGTCATTTTAGTAGCGGTGTTGGCGGTAGTAGTTTGAGTAACAAAACTCTGGAAAGACCCATAAGCACCATTTGCAAAAGAATTAGCAACTCCGGCAACAGTCAAACAAGGCCATGCCCAGTTGGTTACAGCATCCCCCGTAATTTGAGGAACTTTAATTTTTAACCGATTTTTTTTCAAAGGGTCATTGCTATCAACTACAATACCCCTATAAATTCCATAAAATCTTTTATCTTCAGGGGCATTAAATAAAGTATCATAAAAATTAGATGACATTTTTAGACCTCAATCTTGCCACAGTTCCCGGTAATCTATTAGACTCAAATAATACTTGTCTTAAATTACTAGAATCACTTTGCCAGTATCTTCTTGCAGCAGCTTCTTGAGGTCTATTAGAAGCCTCAGTAAACCCACTGGTTTCTAAAGCATTCACAGGATTAATTACAGAAGTCAGTTTTGAGGTCGGAGTGATGGTCGCAGTGTTTTCATTTTTAATCAGCACTCTGGAGCTAGTCGTGGGCTTTCCGATAGTTTTACCGTCTTCCCAGATTAAAGCTCCTCCTAGAGAGTCAGTGCCTAACTCAAGCTCAGTTATGTAAGTATACATATTTCTATTTTTTTCGACTACCTTATGGGTAGCGCTGATAACAGTCCAATAGCCATCGTAATATTTATTTACGCCGTTTATATAAACAGGCATATCTGGGCGCAATTGAGGGTCGCCAATTACTTCTGCAGAGGCTCTATAAGGAAACCTGTTTCTAACATCTGCAGCCAAAGCCTCGCTTTGAGCGACGGACGATGTGGGTGCTACGACATTGGTGGCAAAACTGTCAAAGAACTCAGTGCTAGAAATATTCCTAGTAACGGCTAGCCTATCCTTGTTGGTCTCGCTAAAAATAGTTTTAGCTAGAGGGTCAACACCAGATACTTTCACAGCTGACTTGAAGGCATCTTCAAATAATATCGATTCGCCAGCTAACATGTTGAATGAGTAAACAGTTGAGCCTCCTGGGTTGCTGGCCTCTGTCATAATAAAAGAAGGGGCGCTGGCTCTCATTGAGGTGTAGTCAGTCATCAAAGGCAAAAAATAAATTTCGGTGTTTTGAAGCCTAAGTGAGTAACCTGATTGCCGCGCCAGTCTAACCATCAGCTCCAGGTCAGTGTGGCCTGCTTGTGCTATTTGGTCGTAGACACGCGGATGAGCCTCTGTGTAGTAAGCAAACCCATGCTTCTCGGCAATCTGTTTGACTACCTGGTCGGCAGTCACATCAGTATAAATTTTCTGGTCTGCCTGTTTTAATTTGTACGAAGCCCCGATTAACAGCAATTCCGCAAAATTCTGATTTGGGGTTGTTTTAGTTTCAATATTGTGCACATACCCATAGAACATGCGAGAGGAGGAATTACTTTTAAGCTGGCATTGCACAGGGGTGCCCGGTTTTATAGACAGAAAATTAATGTCCCAATCCCTGAATGAAACTTTGACCATTTCATGGGCGTAACGCTGTGTGTAAAGCTCGAACGCGTAAACTCTCCCAGGGCCAATATTAGATAAAGGAAAATCAATGGTTAGATAATCAAACATTTGGAATTCTTAATACTGTTCCGGGGGTGATATTAAAAAAATCTTTAATATCAGGATTGTACTCTACAATTGTCCACCATAAATCAGGGCGATTAAAATACTTATAAGCAATGCTTTCTAAGCGCTCACCCTGCTTATATATATGGTCACGGTAAATTATCTCCGTTAAAGAATCAGGGGAGTAAAAAACTATAGGGGTGTAGTCCCCGTCATAAGTCTTTCTAACGTACCCCACCTTGGAGCTGTAGTATCTAGACTGCGGGTTGATAGCCATTACTGAGACACCAACTTCCCTTGAGAGGCTTTACCGGCGGTGGCCATCAAGTTAAAGCTCAATGACACGTCGGTTTCAATCGGAATCATGCCTTTAGTAAAGCCGATATGGGAAACCACCATGCTGCTTACGTAGCCAAGATACGAAATAGGGCCGATATCAATTCTTAAAAGAGTTGGGGTTAAGAATCCGATGTCGGAGCTAACTGCCATTTCCTTTGAGAGGGCATCGTTAAACCACCCAGGACCGTTTATAGCCTTGTACAGGTATTCGACATCTGAAACAGTGCCTCTAAGAGCAAGGTCATTTAGCTTTTTTATAAAAGTCTCGTTATTATCTTGCGCGGAATTGAGACCGTATTTATAAGACTCTTTAAGAACTCCCAAGTTTTGCGACGTAACATTAAACTTTTTAGCGTCTCCCTCGGCCTGCCTGTATGAGCGCAATGCAAAAAAGTCATTGCGTCTATCTAATTTAATAGTAACGCTGAGCGCCTCGCCGCTTGGAAAAGCTCCTACAACACCCACAAACTTATCAAAAGAAGTCGGCGTGATATCTAAATTGACAGACACAGACGTTTGAAAACTAACTGGGTTCCAAAGAAACTGAAACCCGTAACGGGGGTCTTCGCCGCCTTGAAAATCCCCCGCGTAAGATGTGTTCACGCGTGAGTAATAAAAGATTCTTCCGCGCCTTTTTACATGGCTGGCGTCTTCATCACCGATGCCGACGCTATCTACGGTCAGCCCATCTAGGTAGGTGTGGTCAACGGGTAGGCTTGAAATATGCGGGGGCAAGTTCCAGTTGTATTGCGTTTGAATTTCGGCAAAACTTGGTTTTGTTATTTTTGCGTCATCGGCGTTTCCTGAGAAACTAGTTCCTTTAACATCTGGGACCTTATTAGGAGGAAGTGTCAAGGGCCCTCCAGCAGTGCTTCTAATCAAGCTTTGTGCTCCCGCAGAGCTTTTAGGCATACCAGATGTAACTTTTGCTTTGTAGTTAGCAGCTGTGCTTTTACCTGAGGCAGTCATTACTTTTTACCTGTTCCTTGCTTTACCCAATCCCATTGAACGTTTACATTAATATTGGCAGGCGCACTTCCATACAAACCTGTAGTTGCCACTGAGGCAGGGTTACTTATAGATTGCCCGATAGAGGGTGCCACAGCTAGAGTGCCCATTCCAAGGATGCCTTTAAACACATCTAAGAACGCGCCGCCTCCGGTGCCTCCAAACAAAGAGCCCACGTCAGAGCCTACCCCTGTTAAAAGCCCAATAAGACCTGCCCCAGCTCCCCCTCCAGCACCTCCTAGCACTTCAAGAAAAGATTGCAGAGCACTAACACCTTTAATTAAATCATTACTACTCATGTTTGTCACAAGGTTATTCAAACTTGAGATAGCGGTGTTTGCCTGAATAGTTCCAGTATTAACAGGGGTGGAAAAAGCCTGAGTCAAACGAGTTCCAAGAACATTTCTATTAGCGGTACTAATTGCTGTCTGAGTTAACCCCCCTGTGCCCATTAGCTCTTCTTTAGTCCCAGCAATTGCCATTTTCTTTCCACCTGTGCGGGCTTTTTGAACAAGCGCTGCTAAGACAGATTGGCGAAGAACCTCATCATCCCCGAAGTATTGGTTCAATATGCTGTCTAAGGCGTTACCAGACATTGCCGATACAGCGATTGCCTGTTCTGTGAGCTCGCCCCCGGCGGCGTTTTTTAAAATATTGTACAAATCATCAATAATAGCTGGGACATCCCGCATACCAGAGCCATCTGTATTTCTAACATTGATGCCAATCATACGCAGGCGATTAACGCTTCTAGCCTGGTTTAAAGAAGCAACAGCCCCCATGCCTCCTTGTAAACCAACGCCAGGGCTTAAGTTGGAGAATAAAGCGGCGCCCCCCATAACTCCGCCAAACCCCTCCGTAGGCCCGAAGTTACTTAAACCAGGTGTGAGACCCCTACTAATACCCACATTAGATGCGTACATCGCATCCATATCACTGGTGGCCATCCCCATAGCCCCCGCTTTATATTGCATATTGTAGGCTTGGGGCAAACTTGTATTTCTATTGTAAAAGTTCATTCTTTGCCCGAGCATCTCGGTGTACATGGCTTTTTCCGGCGACGGAAGGACCATGCCAAGAATTTGCTGGGTACCTAAAGCAAGAGTACCTGCAGCCCCTAAAATGCCGGAT